TTAAGTTAGCTGTTCAAGCAGGTAGCCATATATATAAGAATAAACAAAAAACTAAAATGCTTATGGCAGATGCTCAAATGAACCATGCTCAGAAGATGGCTAATGGTGAAGCAGAGTATCAAGGTAAACTATTACAAAGCAGAGATTCAGACTGGAAAGACGAGTTCATTTTAATTTTATTATCAGTACCTATTGTTATGCTTGGCTTTGCAGTATGGTCAGACAATCCAGAACACATGGAGAAGATGCAGCTATTCTTTGAATACTTTTCTAACCTACCTTTTTGGTATCAAACTATATTCGTTGGAGTAATTGCTAGTGTCTATGGTTTAAAAGCAACAGATTTAATTAAGAGGAAGTAATGTCAACACAAGCACCAACAATGTTCGTATCACAATACAGTAAAAAGAAACCTACACTTCTTGCACAGCAAACAGGTAAGAAGAAAAAGAAAAAGAAATATAAGAAGAAGAAGTAATGGCTTTTCTAAAGAAAAGAAATAAATAAAATTATGGCTAAACAAAAGTTCACACACTTTATACCTAGAGAGAAACCTAAGAAAAGAAAAGGTGTGCATAAAAAATCTCAAAATAAAAATGAAAAGAGACAGAAGAAACAGAATAGATACAAGGGTGGTGGAAGATGATTGATAAATTTATTTATAATTTTTTTTCTGCAATAGATAAGTTCTTCTCATTGCTTGAGACTTACTCTGTTAAATTTACTTCATGGTTATGGCAGCTAAGAGTTAAACTGTTAAAGAAAAAGAGAAAAAGAAAATGACAAGAAAAACTAATACTGCTTTGATTGCTTTACTGGGTACTATTCTTATGGGTTTATCTACTTGGGTATTAGTTACATTAATGGAAATACAATTGATTGTTTCAATGATGCAAAATGAATTAATGAATATTGATAAACAATTTGGTAGAGTGTATAATTTTATAGATAGTATAAGAGAAAAATAATTATGGCAAAGACACCAGCATGGCAGCGTAAAGCAGGAAAGAATCCCAAAGGTGGGTTGAATGCTAAAGGTAGAAGAAGTTATAATCGTGCTACAGGTGGCAATCTAAAAGCACCAAGTAAAAAGGTAGGCAACAAACGTAGAGCTAGTTTTTGTGCGAGAATGAAAGGCATGAAAAAGAAATTGACTTCAGCTAAGACTGCAAGAGATCCTAATAGTAGAATTAACAAATCTCTTAGAGCTTGGAATTGTTAGGCGACCATATTTCAGATCGCCTAAACTTTTTAATTAATTATCTTTTTTTACTATTTTATCGTATTGTTTGACACCTTTATCTAAACCATCTTTAAGGCTATCATACATTATCATCCAAAATGTATTACACTTTCCATTATGTTTAGATTTATATTCATCAATCTCACCAAGCCAAGTTCCTGCTGCACTTAGTATAGCTTGAAATTCTCTTTGTTTTAATTTTAAAGTAATTATTTTTTTACCCATGTTTTTACCTTTCGTTTTTTTTTAAATTAGATACAGTATATCACATTGAGATTTAAAAAAAATGTAACATGATGTCGCACCTATGAAAAAAAAAGGTTGGAAAAAACCAAAAACTAAATCATTAATCTGTGGTTACTGTAAAGAATGTAACAGACAATTAATGAGTGATGAAGGTGGATGGATTGTCACAGCTAAGAAAGAATATTTTTGTCATGATGGTAAAGATGGCTCTTGCTTTGATAACTATTGTGAGTTAAAACTTAAACAACAACAACAGGAGAAACAAAATGCCAATGGTCGGAAAGAAAAAGTTTCAGTACACAGCTTCTGGTAAAAAGAAAGCTAAAGCATACGCTAAGAAAAAAGGTATGAAAGTAAAATCAAAAGGTAAATACTAATGAAGAAAGGTTATCACAAAACTAAGTCTGGCAAGATTGCTAAGCAAGGTTTGTACTACAACATTAATAAAAAGAAAAAAGCAGGTACATCAAAATCTAAAAAGAAATCTACGATCTCTGCTAAAGCTTATAAGAATATGTTGATGGGATTTAAAAAGTAATTCTTTTTAATTCCTCAAACTCTTCCCAAATAGAATTTTCTACACCCCAATAATTTTTCTTGTCTTGTTTGTTTCTTAATGAGTGAATGATTGTGGTATGATCTTGATTAAATAATCTAGCCATAGAAGATAAGCTAACATTGTAACCTTCATATAATAAATTATAGATTATACTTCTTGCTCGAACTACATCTCTTGTTCTACCTTTACTGAAGATGTCATGTTTGCTTACAGTATATTTCTCACACACTTTATCTACAAGTTTAGATACGACTTCCAGGTTTGCGTTCTTTGTTTTAAATGTAGTAGCAATCTTAGTTTTGTTATTGCTATCTAGGATTGGTTGTCTTTGCATTAGTTCTGCTGCGTACAGAAATCCTTCTGAGAACCCTACCTCATATAATCTTTCTTCTTGGTTCGTTAAAAGGTAAAATGCTTTCTTAACCTTATAGATAAAGTGATTCTGATTTAAGTTTTTAATGTGTTTGTGATAGTGTGTGCTTACATTTACAGTCATAGATCCCCTACGTTTTCCTTTCTTTTTTTTCAACTATTAAGTTAATAACTATTTAGCTGTCATTAACTGTTCTTTTGTCTGCTCTATTTGCCAAAGCAATTTGTAAGAATCTTGTTGATACTTACTTACTTTGTTCTTTGCTTCTAGATACTTCTGATGCTTTTTCGCTTGAAGATCTTTCAGCTTTTGCAGACGCATTCGGATTTGTTCCATCATGCTCCTTTGTTACTCTTGTAGAATCGAATCTTAAATTATCAATTCTACATTCTACAAACTCTCCATTATTAGATTTGTTTGCAGCCTTCTCTACATCATCAAAGAGTTCAATCATTGTAAAATGACACTCTCCATTGATAATTCTTTTAAATTTTGTCATACTTATTTACTTTTTTCAACTTCTTTTTTAATCAAAAAATCTATATACTGTCTTGCTTTTTTAAGATCTTCAATACCATTCTTTCTTTTATATCTAGAAATATATTTAATTACATTACCCTCACAAAAATTAAAATTGTTTTCAATAATAAAATCTATTGGTTCAATCTTGTTTGCTATGTAGTGTGCTGGTTCTTTTATATTATCTGCCATATCAATTCCTTTTTTTTAGCAAGGTGGGGAAAACGATAGAAAGGGAAAAAAACCCCACCCTGCTGGATACCCTTTAGCCTAAGTTAAAAGGTATATTCGTTATTACCACCATCATTAGCTTTTGCAAAGCTATTATTCGCAGACTTACCTGCTCCACTTGGTGTTAAAATTACTGTCAACTCACCTTCCTTGACATTGCCGTCTTGATCTTTAGACGGAAACGCAGCTTGGTTATACCATTTACCATTAATGTTTACACCAATAGTCCAGTTCTTATCTGGGTGCTTCATATTTTTTGGACCAACATAGACAGGAAGTTTATCTGTTGGTGACTTCCAATCTTTGTTCTTGGTTAGGTTAATGTATATTTTGTCGGATTGATTATCCATGTTTACTCCTTGGTTATATCAACTACTGTTGATTATTGTTTAGTTTGACTTCATGCTCACGAGTGATGTCTCTAATCTGTTCGTATGCTTTGAAGTTATTGTTTTTAAGATGACCAACAACTGATCTAACCTGGCTCTTAACTGCTGATAATTGTTTAACAGTTTTAGTTTCAGTTATTCTGTTGATGATCTCTTCTACATCCACTTCATCATCCATGTATGTAGGTTCTGAGGATTGCTCCACAGAATTTTGTTCGAATGGTTTAGCATTGTAACCATCTTCTAAATCCATTCCTGTTTTTAAGTTAAGTGCATTCAAGAACGCATACTTTTTACTGTATGACATTGCTTGACCTGTTCCGTACTTATCTAATCCACCCATGGCAGTACATCCGTCAATCACAATAAAACTTTTTGGATCATCGATGTCAGTTATTCTCATGGTGCAAGTTACAATTACAAATCTATCTGTAACATCTGTTATGTAATTGCAGGTTGGATATAAATTATTTTTTAATAAAGCATCCATTGCCACTCTTTGCACATCATCATGTAACAAAGGATTGAAAGGCATACCCTTAACCTTGTTTGCTTTTTGCACAGACTTTGCGTGGTTACACGCATTGTGTAACTTCTTATGTATGTTACTCATGTTGTTTGTTCCCATTCTATATACGTTATTTTCACTACTCATATTTTTATACCCCATAGTTTATTGATTAGTTGTACTTGTTCATCTGCTAAATCTTTATAATAAAAGAAATGATTTAAGTCTGGTGGCTCTATCATTAAAGCTAACTTCTTAATATCACCTTCACAAAACATAATCATTCTTTCCCATAATAAAATTTTTTCTATCATGATATTATATAGATGTTGCAAATGATCTGCCTTCATTAACTCATGACTTTGATCAAAGATGACATAGTCTTTGTCATTAACATATACCAAGTAAGGTATCTTCTTTGTTGCCATGTAGTAGAACGAAGTCTGTGTAAGGTTCTCAAGTGTAGGCTCAGTAGGTAGATCTTGAGAGATCATGTTCCATTCTTCTTTGCCTTTAACCTTTCTTAAATTAGGTGGTTTAGTTTTTAATTCTATAAATTTTGTTTTAGTTTCATAATCAATACGACCAATGACAGGCTTGATCATGTCAAATTCTTTTAGTTCAACATATCTTTCGCAAACTAATTTATCTTTACCAATAATTTCTTGCACAACTTTCTTTGTGATTGGAATACAATCTTCTGCAAACTTAATCATCGCTTCTCTGCCGAACTTATCCTTTGCATCAACAGGTGGATTTGCATTTATGTTTTCTTTTTCTTGATCGAAACAAACTTTATAATCTTTATCCCATTCTGTTTCTTTAATTGTTTTAGATTTATAAATTACATCTGCGATCATCTTCTGAACCACATTGTTTACTAGGTTGCCAAAGTTTGCTTTGTATCTAAATGGAAACTTCCTTCTAACTTCTTGAGGGAAAGTATAACCTAATAAATTTTTTGCAAAGGGTGTACTTGTAGATGAATAAGACCAATGATCTAATCCTTCACCACCATTAAATATTGAGAAAGCTTTTTCTATTTTTTTGTTTTCCATTTTTTTCCAATCTGTTTTTTTGATAACGATTACAATGATTTTAATATGTTGTCAACGGAAGATTTTATTTATATAACGGAAAGAAAATGACTAAAAAAAAACTACCATACAAAAAGGTTCGTATTATTTGGGTTGATATTTGTAGCTCATCTCAATGGTATGATGACTTACAGGATGTAGATAAGTTTAGTTATTCCTGGTGTGAAGATGTTGGATTTCTATATTATAAAGATTCTAAAGTAGTAAAAATATTTACTTCTTTTTCTTATGATGAAGATAAATTATCTATTGGAAATATAACTGCTTATCCACGCCAAGTTGTAAAGAAAATAATATACGAGAAATAATATGACTTATTCTGGTATCTTCGATGAAACTGATTGCAAGAAAGAATTAAAACGAGCCAAAAAATATATTAAGAAACAAGCTGATATAATTTTTGCACTTGAGAAAGAGATTGAAGAAAAAGAAAATGAGATTAGGGTATTAAAAAATGGCGCGTGATGTGTATGCTTTCAGCAATGGATTGTATTCAGACTGGCACAGAAAATATGACGGCATTGCTTATATAGATGTTGATAGTGTTGAGTGTTGTCAGTATTGTTTTGAACCTTTAGCTATTATTGAGACTTGCTATGATAAAAATCAAAAATGGAAGGCTACAACCCTCTCAAAGATCATCGCTGAACGCTTAAATATACCCTGCTTTTTAGTTTTCTATAAGGAAAGCACACCTGGGAGCCTAACCTTTAGGATCAAGCGTATAACAGGCTCTAAGACAGAGTTTAGACTTATGAATGAGGATCAATGGGTTAAAATATTGAGATCCTTGCATGACCACCACAAATTAAATTGTAAATCAACCAAACGAAAGGATAAATAATGAATGTAAGTAGAGGATTTTTACATATAACATATAAGATTTATCATCATCTAGATAAATTAGAGGGGGTACATAAATCTAATTGTTTAAATGTATTC